CCTTTTACAATCTCATGGTATCCAATATACATTTAATGAGATGATTGCTATCCAGACTCACGATGGTTTATATGATGAGGCAAATAACAAGTATTTAAAGAACTTTATGCCCGAGCAAAAACCAAGAACTTCATTACCTTTTATCTTACACCAGGCAGACTTAATGGCAGCACGTATTGAATTTGAACGTGAATGGTTACCAAAGTTAAAGGAAGGTAAAAAATCCGTGGATAATGGAAAAGGAAATTTTACATTAGGAAACAAACCAAACTCATCAAAGAAAACCTCAACAAAAACTAAAGCGTTAGGTTCATTTAAAAGTGAAGGTTTAAAAAATATATTTGATAACTTATGACAGCATTAGTAATTACAACTTGTATTTTAGCAACATTAGTCGTGATCCTTGGGTTCACGACTTATAATCTTCTTAGAAAAAATGAAAAACAGGAAGATATGGTTGCGGGCTATTTAACTTATTTAGATCGATTATCTCGCACAATTGAGATTTCGAATAAAAAACTTAAAGAGTTGGATCGTGGAGGTGTATTTGAAAAAGATGATGAAGTTGGGGTTATTTTCCAATCCATTCTTAAAATTCAAGAGATCCTAAATGAATTCAATATTATTAAGTCCAACTAAAAAGATGGCAAAAAAAGCACCTAGTAGAAATTATTTCACTCAAGATACTGAGGATGCTATCGTACTGTATAACAATACAACTGATTTTGAATTAAAGAGTAAGATATATGAAGATAGAATTCATTATGCTTTCTTTAAATTAACTCAAAATATAATCCATACTTTTAAATTCTATCATACTGAAGTAGAAAATCTAGAACATTTACAACACGAAATTGAAGTATTTTTACTTTCCAAAATGCATCTTTTCAACCCAGAAAATGGAGCTAAAGCTTATTCTTATTTTGGTACTATTGTAAAACGATGGTGTATTCTATATAATGATAAAAATTATAAGAAAAAAATTCAAAAGGTACCCGTTACCGAGTTAGAACAAGATGATAACCATTCTTACACTATAGAACCCTCTAACTCAGATGATAAACTTTCTTTGTTTATGGATGGGTGGGTTGAATTTGTTAGTTTTAATCTTTATGAGATATTTTCTAAAGAATATGATGCTAAGATTGCAGATGCTATTTTAGAACTTTTTAGAAAACGAGATCAAATAGACGTTTTTAATAAAAAAGCTCTTTATATTTACATTCGTGAAATGATTCCGGATGCTAAAACTCCAAAAATTACTAAAATAGCAGATACTCTTTACGATAATTTTAAACATAATTATTTATTTTACTTAGATCAAGGGTATACAAATTTTCAACTTTAGTATTATCCTATATTTATACCCAAAACTACTTATATGAATAATTTAGAATCAAATATTTGGGGTAAGAAAAAATTTTCTGATTTATTAAAAGAAATTTACGAAAACTCAAAGAAAAAAGAAACCCAAATTAACGCTTTAATAGGCGAATTAAAACCATTAATTAATGATATTGGTGATGCTACTTTAATTGTTCCTTTAATTAAGGAATACATGGAATTAGGTATTAAAAACGATGAACAGTTAATCAAAATGGCTACTATAGCACAACGTGCTATTGCTTCTGGTAAATCAGAAGAAGAAGGATTTGGGATGACTGAAGAAGAAAAAGCCCAACTACTCTCAGAAGTTAAAAAATTTAATCCTAAAGACTAATGGCTTACGGTAAGTTTGGTTTTCCTGCTATGACTAACAGGGCTTTAGGAAGTAAGCCCTCATCACCTTCACCTTCTTCTAAAGGTAAAGGAAGAATTCTAGTTAGAGTAACTGATATTATCTTAGATGAAAACCACCCTAACTATAACCCTAATGCAGGTCCTGAACAAATTGGACAAATAACTGGTGAAAATATTTCAGTTAATTCCGTAATAAACACTAAAGTATACCTTGCTTATCCTTCATTTTCAGATAAAAAAAATTTTCCACTAGTAAATGAATATGTTTTTGTTTATCAAGTAGTAGGTCCTAATTCAAAAGGAGGAAAATGGGTATATGATTTTCCTGTATCTTTATATGGAGCATTATCTCCTAATTCAAGTGCATTTCCTACTCCATTAATTAGTGCCACTCCACCTTCACAAAATGTAACTTATACTCAAGTGGAAACAGGTGCTTTTAATATACCTGATAATACTGTTGTAGAAATAGACTTAAATTCTCCAAATAATCCTAGTCAAGCAACATTTGTTGAAAAATCTAATATACATCCTTTAATGCCATTTGCTGGGGATATAATGTATGAAGGAAGATGGGGTAATAGTTTGCGTTTTGGTGGAACAGCTAAATCAAAAAGTCAATACGCTAATAACTGGTCTAGTGCCGGTAATAATGGTGATCCAATTGTAATTTTAAGAAATGGACAACCTACAAAAACAGATGATAGAGGATGGATTCCTATTACTGAAAATATTAGTAATGATTTATCTTCAATTTATTTAACTTCATATCAAAAAATACCTTTTAGTTTATCTAATGAGGATTTTAACTCATATAATACTCCCCCAACATTACCTTCTCAATTTGTAAATCCACAAATTATATTAAATTCTGATAGAGTAGTTTTAAATGCTAAAACTGATAGTATTTTAATTAGTGGGCAAAAATCTATTAGTTTATCAACTAATGAAACTATAAATATTGAATCAAAAGATATTACATTACATAATGTAGGAGGTTATTTAAAACTAGGAAGTAAAAATGCTACTGAATCTGCCCTTTTAGGAGATAAAACTGAAACTTTATTACGCCAATTAATCTCAGTAGTAAAAGCTTTAACTCAAACACTTGAAACTTCTCAATTATTCCCAAGCGGAGTACCTGTTCCTGATGCTGCTATTGGAGGAGTAGCTATGACTACTTCTGAGCTATTAAGTCAATTAGAAGCCAACCTAAAAAATATTAAATCAACTAAAGTAAAAGTAATCTAAATCATGTCAGAAATTACAGTTAATAGCTCTGGTTTAGTAATTGATAGTAAATCAAATGAATATATAGTAGGGGCTAATATTTACTTTTCAAGTTCAACTATCCCCTCCATTTCAGATTCTCAAGGATCTTTTTCTATTTCTATTCCTTTAGAAATTGATTTAAGTAGTTCATCTTCATTTCCTAAATTAAATATTATTAAACAAGGGTATGAAAGTGTAGAATATACTCCTTATAAAGGAGATGGTTCTCCTAAAGATAATTTTGTTATCGAAATGCTGCCTATTCAAGATAGCTTAAATGAAGACAAAATTAATTCATCCCTTATAACTCAAGAAGAAATTGATGTTAGAACTAAAGATAAAAAAGATTCTAAATATTACGCTCAAAAAAGATTAAATGATGTTGTTGTTAATGTTAAAAGTCGTTTAATACCTGTAATATTAACTTTAATAGCTGAATTTGGAATTACTAAAGTAACTCAATTAGTAGCTCAAAATAAAAATAAACTTGAAGATGTTAAGAATCAAATTTCATGCCCTACACAAGAGGAATTAGCTAAATTAATTAGCCGAAAAAATAAACTAGTTAAACAGTTAAATAATACTCTTAAAGTAATAGACAGTACTACTAAAGCATTAGGTATTTCGGGTAATGTAATTACTGTATTAGAAATTTCATTTTTAATATTAAAAAATCTTCCTTTACCAACATCTGTTCCTCCTGGAGCTGGACTTCCAACTAATGTTTTATTAGGGATACAAGATAGTAAAGATGCAATAGGTAAAACAATAACATCTTTAAAAGCTGTTAATACTGGTCTTTTAATAACATTAGTTATATTACGCCAAGTTTTAACTCAAGCATTACAAAATTTAAGTCTTTTAGATGAATTAATCCAACATTGTTCCCCCAATACCCCCCAAGAACAAATCTCAGCAGAATTAACTGCTTTAACTCAACAACAATCAAATCAATTATCACCTGTTGTTACTAACGTAAATGGATTTGAAATGGAGGTTGAAACTGAAGCTACAACAAATTCATTAAAACGAAGAAGAGCCATAGCTAGAAATAAAGGAGGTGTTGTAATGTTACAAGGAGAATGGTCTTACAGTTCAATTGACCAGATATTGATTGATGAACTTGTATTTTATATACAAACAAATGATTTAAAAGCAGAATAATCAAATATTTATAATTATATGAAAAGTAACGATTTTAAAAAATTAATTAAAGAAGCCGTAAGAGAAGTAATTCAAGAAGAATTAAAGGAAATTATATTGGAAGCGTTAAAATCTCCAAAACAATTAGTTAAAGAATCTTATACCCCACCAACTACTACTCCATCTTATGCTCCACCTCCAATTGATTTTAGATCAAAATATGCTGAAGTTTTAGGTGAAACCGCTATGAGTTTTACTTCACAAGATGCTGTTCCTTTTAGACCACAGGTAAGTGATCCGGTAAATGGTAATTTAGGAGCAGGTGAAGTAGGAATGGATCAAATTATGAGTTTATTAAATACCAAGTAATGGCTTTTAGTCCCCAACAGATATACCCTATTGATTTTAATACAAGCGCAGCTGTAGGGATAAATCTTCCATTAAGTGGGGATGCTGTTTTTATTTCAAATTATCAAACCAAAGATGCTATAAAAGCAGATTTAATAAATTTCTTCTTAACCAATCCAGGAGAACGTCCTTTAAATCCAACATTTGGAGGAGGTTTAAGAGCATTTATTTTTGAACAAATTACAACAGAGAATTTAGATTTTCTTAGAGAAGATATAAACCAAAAATTATCCACATATTTTCCAAATATAGTCGTAGCCGACTTAATTGTTACTGGACAATCAGATACTAACCAAATAACCGTAACCCTTAAATATTCAGTAATTAATACTAGTATTTCAGATGTTCTTGAAATCCAATTTTAAAAATGGCTAATACAAATAGAGACATAAAATATATTAATCGTGATTTTTCTGATTTTAGATCACGTTTAGTTGAATATGCTAAAACATATTTCCCAAACACATTTAATGACTTTACTCCTGCATCTGTAGGAATGATGTTTATGGAACAATCCGCATATGTTGGGGATGTTTTAAGTTTTTATTTAGATAATCAATTCCAAGAAACATTTACTCAATATGCCCAACAAACTAATAGCATATATGAGTTAGCCTATATGTTTGGATATAAACCCAAAATTTCACCAGTAGCTCAAGTTACAGTTGATTTTTATCAACAATTACCTGCTAGACAAGTAGGCTCAGAATATGTTCCTGATTACGACTATTCTTTAACTATTGGAGAAAATACTACAATTTCATCCCAAAATGGAACTACATTTTTAATCCAAGATAAAGTAGATTTCTCTATTTCAAGTTCTCAAGATCCAACTGAGATTTCAATTTACCAAATTGCAGGTAATATTCCTCAATATTTTCTTTTAAAGAAAAGTAGAAATGCTATTTCTGCTACTATTGAAAATGTTTCTTTTAATTTTACAGATCCTGTTCAATTTAATACAGTTACATTTTCACCAAATAATTTTATTAAAATTTTAGATGTTGTAGATTCTGATGGAAATAGATGGTATGAAGTAGATCATTTAGGACAAGAAATGGTATTAGATCCTATAAAAAATACTAATATAAATGATCCTAATAAAACAGATAATACTCCATATTTATTGAGACTTAAAAAAGTTGCAAGACGTTTTGCTACTCGAATATTATCTCAAAACCAAGTACAATTACAATTTGGAGCTGGTTCTCCCGATGATACTGATGAAGAAATTACTCCTAATGCTAATAATGTAGGTATAGGATTACCTTTCAACCAAGACAAACTTACAGCAGCTTATTCCCCTGTAAATTTTTTATACACAGGAACTTATGGAATTTCTCCTTCAAATACTACTTTAACAGTAAGATATCTAACAGGAGGAGGAGTTAGTTCAAATATATCGTCTAATACTCTTACAACAGTAGCTTCTACAAATGTTAAGTTTAATAATACAAATTTAAACTCAACTATAGCTAACTATATTTTTAATTCTCTATCTTCAAATAACGCAGCTGCTGCTTCTGGAGGGAAAGGAGGGGATACAGTAGAAGAGGTTCGCCAAAATACCCTAGCACTAATTGCTTCTCAAAAACGCTCAGTTACAGCTGATGATTATTTAATTAGAGCTTTAAGTATGCCCTCGGATTATGGTGCTATATCTAAAGCATACATTGAACAACCTAAATTAACTGACACTCAAATTTCAACTATTGAAACATTAAGTTTATTTGTTTTATCTCAAAATTCAATTGGTTTATTAGATTATGCTTCTGAGATATTAAAAAATAATTTAAGAACTTATATGTCTCAATATAGAATGATTGGAGACAATATTGAAATAAAAAATGCATTTATTATTAATATTGGAGTAAATTTTGAAATTATAGTTTTACCTGAGTATAATAATAATGAAGTTCTTTTGGCTTGTATAACAGCATTACAATCTTATTTTAATATCAATAATTGGCAAATCAATCAACCTATTATGGTAAGAGATTTATATGTTTTACTTGATAGAATTAAGGGGGTTCAAACAGTTAAAAATATTACTATTGAAAATAAAGCAGGAACAACCTCAGGATATTCTCAATATGCTTATGATATAACCTTAGCTACTCAAAATCAAGTAATTTACCCATCATTAGATCCTAGTATTTTTGAAGTAAGATACCCTAACTCAGATATTAAAGGTAAAGTAGTTCCTTTATAACGCCATATTTATAATAAAATATATTAATGGCTGTTTATAAAATATTCCCAACCCAAGATACTACTTTATATTCTGCTTACCCTGTAATGAATACAGGATTGAACGCTATATGTGAAGTTTCTAATACTTTAGGAACTAGTCTAAATCCTGGGGTGGCAAGATATATTACCCAATTTGATAATACTGAAATTCAAGATATTATCAATAATAAAATAAGTGGAAGTTCATATAGAGTATACCTTAAAAATTTTATAGCTGAAGCTCAAGGAGTAAATTTAGATGTATCTCTTGAAATTCGTCCTCTTGCTCAATCATGGATAAACGGTACTGGATATTATTTAGATATTGCTCAAGGAACTGATGGAGCTTCTTGGAATTTCTCCAACTTTTCAGGTTCTGGTAATTGGAGTATGAATGGAACTATTGGAGGTTTTTCTTATACTGGATCAGATTCATCAACAAGTGTCCCACAAGGAGGGGGAAATTGGTTTATTACCTCTAGTTTTTTAGTTACACAATCTTTTGGTTTACGTTCTGTAAAAGATATTGAAGTAAATGTAAGTAATACTGTAAATGCTTGGTATTCCAGTTCAATTCCGAATTATGGATTTATATGTAAACTTTCGAGTTCATATGAATTTAATCCAAGTCAATATATTCAACCTATATTTAAATATTATAGTGTTGATACAAATACAATATATCCTCCAACTTTAGAATTTAGATGGAGAGATTATACTTCAATCATTACACCTTCTTCTCCTGTTGTTACTACAACAGACTTAAAGATGTCTTTATCTGAAAACCCAGGAGAATTTTTTCCTGAAAGTATTAACAGATTTTATATAAATGTAAGTCCTTTATACCCTACAAGAGTATATCAAACAAGTTCTTTATTTACTAATTTGAATTATTTACCAACAAGTTCATATTATGCAATAAAAGACTTGGCTACTAATGAATTTGTTATTAACTTCGATAATCAATATACTCAAATTAGTTCTGATACTAAGGGAAATTATTTTGATGTTTATATGAGTGGATTAGAACCAGAAAGATATTATAAAATTTTAATTAAAACTATCATAAATGGTTCTACATTAATCTTTGATGATAATTACTATTTTAAAGTTATTAACGGATGAGTGAAAATGTAAGTTTAAATAAACAAGTATATAATAAAGAACAGTACACTAAAGTTATAGATACTTCTTTTAAGCAGTTGGGAGTCCAATCAGTGCAACAAATTCTTGATGCTCAACCAACTACAGAAGAATTTTTTAACATGTACAATGATCTTTTTTATGATATACCTGAATTAGGCATTATAAATTCCCATGAGTATTTAATTAAAAAAAGTAGTGAATACATTGGTTTTGAAGCTAATCAAGAAGAAATTTTAGCTTTACAAGATGAAATTGCTCAATTAAGAATTGATTTATTAGATGCTCAAAAGCAAATTATACAATTACAAACAGGAACAACATTAGCTAACCCACAATAATGGCAGCAGAAATTACTCAAATAGATCCTCAAAGTTTTCTTTTACAAACATATGAAGGACAAGATACGAATTTGATATCAACTCTTGATATTAATACTTCTCTTTCCTCTAGTAGTTATATTGAATATTTTACATACGATAATAACCAAATAATTCTTTTTTCTGATTATAATTTTTCCCAATATACTATCCAAAATGATGGTCAATCTGCAGGTGAAGGGGAAAATATATCTGAAATTATATTAGATCCTGAGCAAATCTTAATAAATGGTGGGTTTGATCAAGGAGAATATACTACATATTTTAACTTTTTTAATAAACAAATTGGTTCTGATCTTGAACAACTTTATATAGCTGAAATTTCATCTGATAGAACTGAGGTTAGATTAGATAGTACTATTTTAGATAATCCTAGTATCGTTGAACAAACAAACAATTTTATAGTTGAAAGAGAAAATAGTCCTTATTTTTTAGATTTTTATCTTAATTTTGGAGAAAATCAACTTGTAATTGCAAATAACGTTCAATTAGATAATACTGATCCAAATAATCCAACAGTATTAGTTAAATTATATGAAGCATTACCTGAAGATTTTGATGTAAATTTCCCTTTATGGGTAGTAACAGTTGTGGAAGAACCTAGAGCTTACAAAGTTACTTTTGAAGATCTCCCTATAATTATCTCAGACACAACCCCACTTTCAGGACCTAATTTTAATTTAAATTTAAAAGATAAAGTAAATAATTCAACTTTAGAATTGTCTTACATTGATTTAATTACAACTTCTTTAACTAGTTCTCAAAACCAATTAAATAGTTTACTTGAAGAAAAAGAAATTGATATAAACGTAGATTATACTAATTTTCCAAATTTTATTCATTTTAGCTCAGCTCAATCACGTTTAGAAAATTTCTATTATAAGATAGAATTAATTGAAGAATATTCTTCTTCTATTGCTTTACTAAACAATGCAACAAACTCCTCATCATCTATTAGTAGTAGTGCTGCTGTATATGAAAATAAAATAGATGAAATTATAACTAATTTTGACGGATATGAATACTTTTTATACTATAGTGATAATTCATATGCCTGGCCTAAAACAACAACTGAAAAACCTTATGCACTAGCTAAAATAGGAAGTTCAGCTGTTAATACTTGGTTTGGAAGTACAAATGAATATAGTCCAAACTATGGGGGAATTATTTTAACTGCATCTTTATATGACAATACTAATAAAGATAATTTATATTATACTATCCCTGAATACTTAAGAGAAGATTCAGCTAATGAACCTTACCAATTATTTGTAGAAATGGTAGGTCAACATTATGATAATATTTGGATTTATTATAAAGATGTTACTCAAAAATATAATGCTGATAACCGTTTAGAATATGGTATTTCAAAAGATATAGTTGCAGATGCAATTCGTGATTTTGGAATTAAATTATATCAAAACAATTTTTCTACACAAGATTTATATACTGCATTTTTAGGTTTAACACCTGATGGTGCTTTATTTCCATTCCCAAATATAACAGGTTCATTACCTACACCTAGTGGATTTGAATATGTTAATACTTTAATATCGGCTTCAAACGATTATTTACCGTTAGATGATGTGAATAAATCGTTGTATAAACGCATTTACCATAATTTACCATACCTGCTTAAAGCAAAAGGTACTTTACCTGGTTTGCGCGCTCTTATCACTTCATATGGTATTCCTGATACAATATTAAGAATTAATGAGTATGGAGGAAAAGATAAAACAAATTCAAATGATTGGGATTATTGGCAAAATGAATTTAATTATGCTCTCCAAGCCAGAGGTACAGATAATCATTTATCTATTTCATGGTCTTTAAACCCAGCTTGGGGTGCTGAAGATAATGTACCATCAACATTAGCCTTTAGATTTAAAACTGAAGGTTTTCCGGGAGTTAATTCTCCTCTTTCCCAAAGTTTAGCTTATTTATATGATGGGAATGGTATAACATCTGCTATTACTTTAACATACACTGGATCAGGATATACTAGTGGTTCATATAGCGGATCTATTATAAATCCATATTACCAATATGGTACTTTAACATTTTATCCCGATTATACTAATTCTCCTAATTCAACAGCTAGTATCTATTTACCATTTTTTGATAATGGATGGTGGTCAACTATGATAACTAGAGCAGGTGATGATTTTACTTTACATGCTGGTAATAAAATATATGAAGGTGGAGATAATGGAACTTTATTAGGATTTTATGCTTCTTCTTCAATTAATGAAGATTCAACCTCTTGGGCTAACTCTATAGGAATAGACTTTAGCCTTGAAACCCCTCCACTTGCTTCTGATTTTTCAGGTTCTTTACAAGAAGTTAGATATTACACTATAGGATTAACTGAAAATACTTTTAAGGATTATATAATGAATCCTTATTCAGTTGAGGGTAACTCCATAAAGAGTGGACCTAATATACTTGCTTTTAGGGCATCTTTAGGAGGTGAATTATATACGGGATCACGTTCAATTCACCCAAAAGTTACAGGGTCCTGGACTCCTACTAGTTCATTTGTTGGAAATAGTAACTTTTTTTATTTTGGAAATACACCTACTCCTACATTTACCCCAAACACAGAATATTTCTTTTACGATCAACCTGTAGCAGGTATTAAAAATACTGTTAGTGATAAAATCCGTTTAGAAAATAATACTTTACCTGCTGGTGATACTTTATCTCAATATAGAGCATTATCTCAAACAACAGAAGCAAGTGCAAGTTATACTCCAAATATAAATTATCTTGAAGTAGCATTTTCACCTCAAAATGAGATAAATGAGGATATAATGGATCAATTAGGATTTTTTAACATTGGAGATTATATAGGAGATCCAAGATTACGTTCCTCCTCAGCTGAGTCATATCCTGCTTTAGATAAATTAAGAAATGATTATTTTGAAAAGTATACTAAAAATTATGATTTAATTGATTTTATACGTTTAATAAAATTCTTTGATAATTCATTATTTAAAATGATTAAAGATTTTGTACCTGCTCGTACAAGTCTTGCTTCTGGAATTGTTATTAAACAACACCTACTTGAAAGAAATAAATACCCACAACCACAAGTTAACCCTTATTCTACCCTAGCTTATACCTCTTACTCAGAGTTACCATCTTCATCTTTAGCAACTGTATATTTTACTTCTTCTAATTTTCAATTTATAGAAGTTTCCTCAGGATCATCAATATTATTCCCTTACTATTCATCCTCAGGTATTCTTCCTTCTACATTCAATTTACCCACAGGGATATATACTGTAGACTCTCCAATAACTATTAATTTTGTTGCTTCTCTAACTACAAGTGGATCAGGATTAACCGGATGGACTATAACCCAAAATGGATTTTCAGTAATCCCTGGATTTGCTACTAATACTCCTGGGTCTTCTATTACAGAATATATTTCTTCTTCATTTACAGCAATACCAGGAGATATTATCCAAATTGAAGGATTTAAACCTAATTCAAATCCTTCTACCGTAACCTCAGGATATTTAGAATTTAGTTATGCACCTAATTTAGGTACTACTACTAATATTCCTTTTACTTTCCAAGATATTTCAGTATCAGGCACAATTGTTCCTCAATGGAATGATTATAATCTAGGAACTATAGAGAATTTTAGTGGTGGTACTGGTGGGTCATTTGAACCATTTAACTATATAGGAAATGTATCTCAAAGTTGGTATGAAACAGTCCAATCACCTTTAGGACTTATAGTTACACTACATGATGATCAAGATGAATTTTACGATGGTGAATTTAGCGGATCCGTTGTTATAGTCACAACTCAAAGTTTAAATCAACCATATGCTGTTGAAAATATTGTTTTTAACTATACTCCAATCTTATTTTTAAATTCAAATTTTGACCAATCTCTCCAATCAACATTTTCTACAAACCAACTTCTTAATTCTTCTACAGTACCATATGATGGAGAAATTTTAATTAGTGTTGGAAGAAAAAAACCATCTAATGGAGGAATTAATACTTTAGGGGTTAATTTTATTAAAATAGCTAAAAATGATTATAATGGAAATAATTCAACAATTCCATTAGGACAAATAACTAATCTTTTAATAAAATACTCAAATTATTCTACTGCTACTAATTATAAAATAAATAATATTACTGAATACCCCACTTATTATTTATATGATATTGAAATTAATTCACAATACTCAACAGTAGACAATGAAATAAAAAACTATAAAATATCAGGTTCTATATCTACTCCCAGATACTTCTCAGGAACGGCTGTAACTAGTTCTATTAAATTTACCTCTAGTTTAGATATCCAAAATGCATACAATTCTTCCTCAGGAAATATTACTTATATTAATACTCCAAATATAATTTTACATATCACAGCTAGTCTAACATTAAATAACTCTACAGGCCCTAACTCTGCAGTTAATTTTAATTTTAGAAACACTGAAGAAACTACATATGGTTCTACAACATTTTCAGTGCCTTCCACTCCAACTGTATTTACATTTACCGGATCTTTTGTCCCGTTACAAGGGCAAGAAAGTTACTTTTTTGCTGTTGTTCCTTTTGGAACTGCAGTTACTATGAGTAATTTTCAAATAGTAGTTACTCAAAGTATTGCCCCCATTGCAGCTGTTCAAGATTCAGTAATTTTAGAACCATATATTACTGTTCCTAATTTTTATAATAGTGACCAAAATGCTTTATTAAATAGTGTACAAGATGGAAGAACAAGTTTAATCTATGAAGATGTAGATTATTCAACTGGATTACTTGTTCCAACAAATTTTGAAGCTATTATAAGTAGTAGCGCTACAAAAGCAGCAGTTCAAGATTCAAACTATACTACAAAACGCCATATTATTCCTAGATATGAAGGTAGTAAAACTACCTCTCAATTCTTAAATACATGGACTTCTGGAGATGAAGATACATATGGTAAATTACCTTCAGTTGAATCTAATAAAGTGTATGTAGCATATTGTGATTCTATTGGTGGATGGGCACCTGAAAAAATGAACGCTTCTGCTGCATTTATTAAATTCTTTATAGGTGAAGAAGGAGATATTATAACCCCAAACACAGATGATATTGCGTTATACGTTAATCAAGGTACTTTTGTTTCTGGAGAAAAAGTTAAAATAGAATCTTTAGGAACCAGTACAAATACTTCACCTCAATATAAAACTGTATTTAGAGGTGGGACTAAAATTGAACCTATTCTTTACAACCAAATTAAACATTACCAAAATCCTTCAATGTCATTTGCCCCTGAAATTGAATTTACAGATGATAATCCTAACCTAACTTTATCCGTTAATGACTATACAGCTACATTAAAAGATTCTTCTGGTGGATTTGGTTCTACTTCTTGGTCAGGAATAGCAATGGATACTATTATAGTATCTGGAAGTTCGGTTGGTACTTCATTAGCTAATCCAAATGTTTATACTGCATCTGCTGCTTTAATAACTGAAGGGTTAGATTTAATATTCCAAGTAGATCTTAATATATTTAATAATAACTCTACTACATCCACTGCCTATGCTCGTATTATTAGAAATAGATCAAGTGTACTTACTCCTGTAGGAGTAACAGGATATGTTAACGGAAGTGGATATATACCTGGAGGAACTGTTAAACCATTATCGTTTACTACAACTATCCCTGCAACTGAATTAGTAGCAGGAGATGTATTCCAAATTCAATTAATAACAGGAAATAGTAATGTAGGATATAATGCTACTAGTACTTGGAAAATATCAACTAATCCACTACCTACGGCACCAATAAGTACTACTGGATTATTTTTCACAAACCCATCCCCGGCATTTTCTAATTATTTATACTCTACTAGTTCTGCTTTAATTCAATATTATGGAAACCAAGAAACACATCAAAAAGATATTGCTGGGTCTGGGTTTAATCCTGTAACTTTACCTTTTACAATTGAAACTGGGGATGAATTTAGATTTGAAGGAGATGAAACCAAAACTTTTATGGTACAAGAAGCATCTATAATTACTACTCCTCTTCTTACCTACCTTTTAATCCTCCTTGATAACCCTATTTCAGGATCAGGAATTAATGTAAATCAATTTGTTTTAAGAAGATATGTTGATAGTGCTGGATCTTTTATATTTGATGGATCTGTCCCTTCTGGAGTAAGTAGTCCATATTTAATTAAACCTGAATATATAAGTGATAAACTAGAACAAAATATAGGAAAATACATTGAAGATCTTACACAGAAAGGTTTGCTTTAATAATATTTATTAGTATAATATATTTATAACAAAATAGAACATGGGATATTTAAATAACCAAGTAGTCACAGTTGACGCAATTTTAACAACAAAAGGTAGAGAATTACTAGCTAAAAACGATGGATCATTTCGTATTACACAATTTGCATTAGCAGATGACGAAATTGATTATACCTTATATAACCCAAACCACCCCTCAGGTTCAGCATTTTATGGTGAGGCTATTCAAAATATGCCTTTACTTGAAGCATTTCCTCAAGAAACACAAATCATGAAATATAAATTAGCTACTTTACCTCGTGGAACAGCTAAATTACCTGTATTAAATTTAGGTTATTCTGCTATTACTTTAAAACAAGGTGCTTCATTAGCTATTACTCCTCAAACATTAAATTACCTAGGAAATGCCCAAACATTCGAAACCAGTGGATACTCAGCTACAATTTCAGATGTTCGTTTAATGAGTACATTTACTGGAATTGGAATTAATTCAACAGCAGCTACAAATGCTAATACAACTGCAACAACAACATTAGGTACTAATGTTTCTACAACAGTAATTGGTTCTCAAATTAACTTAAGGGCAACTACTGTAAATACATTATTTGGAACAAATACTCAATTAGCAGCTACATTAACAGTAGTAGGTTTAGATAGTGGAGCTCGTTTAACAATTCCAATTACAATTACAAAAACAACTGTTTAAAAATATAACTAATGGCATTTAAAAGATTCGACGCTGAAGATTTTGTAGTTAGTAGTGATTCAATCACTTCTACTCTTTGGTCAACAGGAAACCCAACCCTTACATCATTTTTTACCTCTTCAGTACAAGAAGCAGGTTCTTCTGGGGATTATTATTTGAGTATTTATCAAACGGCTTCAACAGAAGATACAGCAGCAGTACAATTTGATATTGTATATTGTGATATTTTAGGAAGTGGTAGTACATTATTTAATAGTGCTGTTCCTGAAAATTCTCCTACAAAAACAATGTTTGGTCAATACCGAGCATTAATTTTAGAAGACGAAAATGCTAATTTCTTATTTGGAACTGATACAAACATAGTCACAGGAAGTAATTTCTGGGTATTATCAATGGAAAGAGCCCGCTATAAAGAATCTTTATTCCCTGGATCTCTTAACCTAAGACTCTCAGGATCCGGAGGTATAATTCAACTTACAGATAACTCAAATGATGTTTCTGTAAATACATTTATTGGAGCTTCTCGTGTATTCCAATTAGTATCTGGTTCTAACGGATCAGGAGTAAATGGAAGTGGATATGTAGCTGGATCAGGTTCATATGGTTTAGTATTCCCTGATTTAGGAACAATTTTATTAAACCCATCAGCTATTTCACAATCTATTCGAGTAGCACCTTCACGTTCAAACAACTCTGAAGGATTTAATAATAGAAGATTATATAATGCTATTTCTTTAGGTGCAAGCTTTACATTAAACTCCCAAGAAACAATCACCTCTGATTATGTATTTGTTAGAGCAAGAAATAGTGAATTTAACTATTCTGAAAACCCAACATTCATTTCAGGATCAACAGGTGAAGTAATTTATGATGATTTTATTAACCAACCACAAACATATATTACTACAATTGGAATGTATAATGATAGTAATGATTTATTAGCAGTAGCTAAAATGTCACGCCCATTATTAAAAGACTTTACAAAAGAAGCTCTTGTTAGAGTAAAACTAGATTTCTAAGAATGAATGAGCATTTTCAAACCATTTACAACTTCGGACGTTATCGTCTCTCCATTCAAAGTAAATAAATTATTTGGTTTTGAGAACGTTGCTGATCTAACAGGATCAGGAATTGATATTTTTACTGGAAAAAACCTTGAACCTACTTTGTGGATTTCAGGTTCAAATCCAACAGGATATATTTCAACTCAAGATAAATATTTAGTTTATCGTTCCGTTAGAGAATTATATTACTATAACTATATTTCTGGGTCTGATGGTTCACCTGTTACAACTGCTTCATTTAATGTTGATGGGACTATAACAACTACAACCCAATACACTCCAAACGCTTATAA